TTGAATTCCGATGTTGCTTGGAGCTGGATCCTCAGATCGGCTAACTTCGACATGAATCCCAGCCTCGATCGTTCCGTTATAATCGATCTCTACTGGAGAACTCGCATCTCTATCGGAGAAGCCGGTGAGAACCGTCGGATCGATTGCTGTGAAATATGGATCTGGACAAATAACTGAAACAACGAGTTCAGGATCTTTGACAAATGGTGTACCGGAAATATCCTCGACTATGCCTGTAATATGCACCGGAGGAATATCGTCACTGTAGAAAGCCAGTCGAGTGGGTCGTTTCGGCATGAAATATGAATAGAGAAGCCTGCGAAGCGACTCATATGTCCAATTGTCCCAATTCGGGTTTGGATGCAGAGTCATCAAGATGTTACGGCTCAGAATGTTACTTCCCGTATAAGCCACTCCATCGATGGCTCCGAACGGCGCTGTAGAGACAGCAGCCTTGACTGGATCCAGCCCATCGATGTTTCTGATCTGGATCAAATCCGTTTCCGTCCTGCCCGTATCACTCAAAGGCAACACCGGAGCGGAGGCCCATGAGCTATACGCTTTAACTTCCGTCAGCATTAGACCTCCGTTCCGTTATGTCAGGGCAAGGGCAGTCTTCAATTGTGACAGCTGATTCTTCGTCTGACGATAGATCTCTATCTCAGACAAGGATTCAGGCGAGTAATTGTTCTGTTCGAACTTAACTGTTGTCGTACCTGGAATTGCAGCTTCTTCCGTAGTTTGAGCTGCAGCTTGTTCAGAGGATATAGATGTAGCTTGTCCATAAGAAGCAGCCGCCACAACCGGAGACGATGGAATGATTTGATTCATCTGCTGAGCACCGGCCTGAACCTGTGTCAGATCCAGAACCGGCGTGATGACTGGCTGCACATCAACCAGGCCTTCGACAGCAGCTGGAACTGTGCTCATCGTATCGACCATAGTGTCGACCATGTCTTCAGTAGCGGTAACAACTGAATCTGTGCCAGTTTCCAAACCCCACGTCAAACCATCAGTAATGGCTATACCGACCTCATAGAACTCCAGCGAAGGAGACTTGATATGCAATGCCTTCTTGGCTGCGTTGAGCGCACCTTTGGCAATGCTGACCATTCGTGACACAACCTTACCCGCACCAGCACCAAGACCACTCACCATGCCTTCGATCATGGCGGTAGCAAGATTGGCACCCGCACGTCCCATTTCTGCATCGTTTCGTCTGACTGCATCTGCCACACCATTGATGAAATGAATAACCGCTTTGGCACCTTTGTCAGCCAGATCTCCACCGGCACTGCCAATCTCCGTGACAAATTTACCGATTGCTCTAGTTGCAGAAGCAACGAGATCCGGAAGCTTATCCGCAACACCACTGATGAAGTGAGCAATTGCGCTCACACCGGAACTGACTATTCTTGACGCACCATCGGCAATAGCAGAGACCAGATGACTGACAATACTTGCACCTTGAGATATGATTCGTCCAATATTGTCGGTTATTCCTTGAACAAAGGCCAACACAACAGTACCGGCCATACTGACAACCTTGCCCATGGTATTTGAGATACCTTGCAGCAAGTGGGCCAATGCTGTGACACCAGCTTCGAGAAGTCGTCCAGCTTGACCAGCCAGTGTATTCACTATGGTAATTACGATGGTGACAACCATAGCAATCACTCTGCCAATATTATTATTGATGCCTCGTAGAAGTGCCATCAATAAATCGAAACCAGCATCAATTATCAGTGGAATATTGTCATGAATAACATCCAAAGCCATTTTGATGAGTGCATCAAATGCCTCCCCAAGTTTCGGAGACAATCTGATAACAACATCGATAAGCATGCTGACAATCTTGACCAATGCCTCCACAAATTTCGGCGCGGTGGCAGCAAGCTGATTTACAATAGTCAAAAGCCCATTGACAAGCCCGACGACAACTCTCGGAATTGCTTCAACAAGATTGATCAGTGCTTGAACAAGAATGCCAATAGCGGTTGGACCAGCCACGGCAATCATGCTTAGACCTGCTCCGATCAAAGCAATACCAGCGCCAGCCAAAGCCAGGCCAGCACCGATCAGCAGCAGAGCCGCACCAAGCGCCAATAGCGCCGGAGCAACGGGCTCGAGCGCTATTCCGGCGACGCCCAGCACGACAAAGGCTGCCGCCAAACCGATCAAACCCTTCAGAATCTGGCCCCAAGACTGCTGTCCAAGGGAGACCAGCGCCGGAGCCAGAAGAGCCAGAGCCGCAGAAGCCACGGCCAGAGCAGCCGCCCCAGCGAGGCTTCCTTGCATAGCCATCATCGCAGCGGCGAGAATTGTCAAAGATAGAGCAAGAGCAATGATTCCCTTTGCCATCGCTCCAACTGACATGCCACCGAAATCTCCAATTGCGCTTGCGATACCCTTGAGTGCAATCGAGACCAAGAGAAGCCCGGCAGCAGTAAGTGGCATATTCGGCGGCATGAGTCGCATAGCACCGGCAATGATAAGAAGACCAGCGGAAACACCGATCATTCCCTTGCCGATAGTTCCCCAATTCATTCCACCGAACTGAGCAACCGCACTGGCAAGGATCTTGAGACCGAGAGCAACAGCGATCAGACCTGCGCCTTGCACGACCATGCCTGAAGGAAGCATTCGCGCTGCCGCAGCCATGAGACCAAGTCCGACAGCAATCGAAGCGAGACCCTTACCGATCTCACCCCAGCTCAATCCGCCGAAGTCTGCTACTGCACTGGCCAGAATCTTCATGGCAATAGCAATAGCTGTAATTCCAACTCCCGCGGTGATCATTCCTGCAGAACTTCTGGACAGCGGTCCAGCTGCTACAGAAAGTGCGCCAAGAAGAACAGCAACTCCGCCAAGACCTTTGGCAAGCTGTTCCCAATCGAGACCGGAAAGACCCTTCACTGCCAGAACAAGTAGATCAACTGCCGTAGCCAATAGAATCATTGAGGCAGCAATAACCGGAATCTTGAGGAATCCACCCGTGGTCGGGATCTTGTTGAGAAGAGCCATGGCACCAAGAAGCTGACCGAAAGCAATGGCCAACCCTGACAGAGCCTTGTTAAGCTGCTCCTCATCGATCATCGACAATGCAACGATCGACGCAGTGAGGACACCAATGGCAATAGCTATCTGCAATAGAGTATTAGCCTTGATATTCTGCTGCAAAGCCTGAAGCGAACCAGTCAAAGCTTCGAATGATTCACTGATATTGCCGAGAATTCCTCCGCCTAGCTGATCCATGAAGCTCCCCTTGCCGAGGAACTTCTTGAACATCACGACCAGAGCGCCAAAGAGACCGGTGTTAATAGCATTGAGAATATTGTCGAAATCCATATTGGAGACAGCTTTACCAATAGCTGTTCCAAGACTTGATAGTGCTTTGACCACCGCATCAATAGCAGGCTGCATTACTTTCCCGGCATTGCCGAAGCTATCCAGGAACTTGGTCCAGGCCTTGTGAATCCCTTCCATAGCCTTCTGGAAAGGAGTCATAGCGGCGCTCATTCCACTCATTTGCTGAGAAAATCCCCCGGAGGAAAATCCACCGAAGAGATTAGCAAGTGCATCTCGCAATTGAGCTAGGAGCCTGATCGGAGTAGCGAGAACACTTCCAATCGCCACAAAGAAATTGTGAAGTCGATCACCCTTCTTTAATGCCTGATCGACAGAGACCAGGAAATCTCCGATATTCCCAGTGAATTGAAGGAAACTACCGCTTCCATCACTGATGGCACCGAACATTTTACCGAAAACGGTAAATATACCGCCAATTATCTGCTTACCGATATCCAGAAGCGCGAAGAGACCTCTGAACGTACGCTTCAAACCATCGATAGTCGCAGGACCAGGCATTAGAGTTTGGGTAAATTCCTTAAACCGTACTGTCAGATCATAGAGCTGTTTACCAGTAGTCGGCGGGAAAATATCCCTGAATGCTTCCTTAATAGGCTTGATAACGGCTACCAAAGCATCGAATGCATTCTTGAGTGCATCGATCAGAACGGTTCGTCCGCCGAGTGCCTTCCAGTCTCCTAGGACCTTGTTGCGAGCATCAGCAGAAGCAGAGATAAAACCGTTAACAGCATTAGAAACGCCAGTAAAGAGGGCTTTGGCTTCACCGAAATCACCAAATATGATTTGCCATGTTTGTGCCCACCCTGATCCTGCCGTTTCCTTTGCTGTGTCTAAGAGCTGAGAAAGAGTCTTAACCTGCGTAGCAGCCTGCATGGCAGTCTTGGCCGTAGCCTGGATTGCCTTGATCTGCTCGTCGGAGAAACCCTTTGCCTTGAGTTGGGCGTCCGTCATATCGCCCGTGAACTGCTTGAGTGTCTCGGTCAGGACTTTGGACGTTAACCAGGATTCTTCGCCTGGCTTGGCCTGAATGGACTCTCGGAACGACTGACCGGCAATAGAGACATTCTTCATCTTGCCGGTAAGCTTGACAGCACCTTCATCCAGCGTACCCATCTTCTCAGCAGTCTGAGCCAATGCACGCTGGAAAACTGTGCCACCCATCCCTGCATTTACTACCGAATTCCAGTCCTGAAGACTAACTCTACCCGCAGAAAGAGCCTGAGAGAGCTGATACATCGCAGTCGAAGCTTGTTCAGCATTCGACCCGGACAGCGCCGCCAGGTTGGCGATACCTTTGATAGCTGCGGTAGATGTTTTCAGATCCACACCGGCAGCCGTGAAGGTGCCGATGTTCTTGGCCATCTGACTGAAATTGTAGATCGTCTTGTCTGAATACTTGTTCAGCTCAAATAGCGCCGCATTGACATCTTTGAGTTTTGCTCCAGACGCCTGCGTGTTGGCCAGAATAGTCTGAACAGCATTGAGGTTGGTTGTATATTCGGAGAAACCGGCCTTGATCGGATCAAGAGTGAAGGCCTTTACGAATCTTGCACCAGCTGAAACCGCTTTGGATGCAAGATTTGCAAATATGGCCAGCGCGGCAACCGACATGGCACCGAGCTTACCCTTGATATCGTCCACAGCCTTGCCGATGTGACCAAGATCAACTTTCTTTGCAGCTGCATCGACGTCATCCAAGCCCTTGCCTGCACCTGGGAACTTCAGTGCTTCCTTGAGCTTGTTGATTGCGTTGATTGTCTTGTCGACGCCGGATTCGAACTTGCTCGATTCGAAACTCATTGCGACGACTTTGTCATCAACAGTTGCCATTAGATCTTACTCACCTCCCTCCATGCATCGGCTGCTATCTGATCAAATATAGGCCTTATCGCGGGCATGATATAATCGCGCCCTTGAACGTAACCTCCAGTTCCAGTACCGTGACCATATTGAAGTAATATGGCTATCGGTCTACCATCCACCATATGGTTATTGTGCCAGCGAATAGAATAATAGCCTTTTCGCTGTACAATTTCATAATACCAAGATGCTGCTGTTAGACCGGTCTCAGTCGGTGTAGCATTGGAGAGTGCAGCCACACCGAGAGATCCATATTTTCCAAGAGTGGCATATAGATCACTGCTCTTCAATTTCTTCAAATATGTTTCGGTATTATTGAAAGAACCTTTCTCTGTAATTTCAATTCCCATAGGTCATCTTAGATTCGCAGTAAGACGAATGATCACGGTACCAGGATCACTGGGAGTTCGTATTCCCTTAGATTGCCCATATACAGTAGGCAATCCATTTACAGGAGCAGCTTTTGCTCCACTGGCAGAACCCGGCCTGACATTTGCTGATCCGCTTCCTGGATCAGTCGACGGAATGCCTCCTGGGCCATAGACTGACGTATCTCCTGGATTGTAAGATCCTCGTCCTCCATTGGTAGCCGCATTGCAGGTAGTTCCTCCGGAGCCGTATTTGCCAACACCTCCCGCGCCGCCTCCACCACCTTGTCCGATGCTTCCAAACCAAGTTCCATCTGCACCTGCAGTGCCTGCAATTCCTGGACCTGTGGCCGATGGAGTGCCCGCAGTTCCCCCGAGTGCTCCGCCCCCGGCAATAGTACGCCCACCTAATCCACCCTCTCCGCCATTAGCTGATGTAGTGACTGTCAGAGAATTCGATTGGACTCGCTTACCGCCCTTACCCCCAGAAGCCTGGCAGGTGGTACCATTGAACGACGAAGCTCCCCCATCACCACCATCAGTAGTAAGACCGACATTATCTGAGTGTTCAGTTCCCAGAGATCCACCGGCGCCGACAACAATGGGGCAGATGGCTGGCAGAGCAGATAGGAGGCCTTGAACCCGATGAAGGCCACCGCCTCCTCCTGCGCCACCATAGCTTCTAATTTGAGTACCTGTATTTGCAGTATCAATTCCACCGCCCATTCCACCACCGCCACCGATGCAAATGACATCGAAATCGGTGTATCCCATATCTCTATATTTTGAACAATCGAAATCTTGATTGCTATTGAACTTGATCACCAATGGTGCTGGGATAGTCAGGCTTCCAGCAAGTTCGAATCTCATTGGAAATCCTATCTATTCTGCGCCAAGTGCTTGCACCGTAGCGAGAATATCGCCATCCGTGATAACAGCTTCGTCTTTGCCGGGCTCATAATCCGGATCGTCGGTGTGCGTATCCTGAGCATATGTCCACTTCTCGCCCCAGCCAGGAGAAGCAGCCCACAAATAGCAGTTATTTGTAACCCACAAAGCGACAGTATAGGCACTATCAGTAGTATCACCCAGATTGACATTACCGAGATGCCATTGCTGTGTTGTCGCTGCTTTCATACGTTCCTGCATGTTCACATCATTAGCAATTTCCGAGATCGCCAAATAACTATCGGCCATTTCTCACCTCCTTTTCAGAGTTCAGTTACTGAAAGACGAGAACCGGTTATCATACCCCAGGTTGCATCCGTTCCCGTATCGTGAATCCA